ACACCAGCGACGGTGCGCTCCTCGGGCGTCATACCATCGACGCCCCCGAGCATCCACGAGCGGATCGCTTCGCTCCGGGTCACGCCCGGTGCCGGCTGGCCCGCCGTGTTCGGTCGGCCCGCCTGGACGGGCTCCCGGACCCGCAACTCCCGCTCGATCTCGTCCTGTCGCGCGAGCCGGTCCTGATCGGCTTCGAGCGTCCGCGCTTCCTCACCGAGCGTCTTGATCTCGGCATGGATTCTGTCAATCGTGGCCGACTCCTCTGGCGTCAGGCCGCGCTGCGCTTCCTCGCGCGCGTTCGCCACTGTGAGGATCGTCTTGGCCTGCTCCGCCAGCGTCCCGCGCTTGGTCCGGAGCTCTTGGGCTCTCGTCAGTCCAGGCATTGCGATACGTCCTTATCGTGGGGTCAGGCCGGGGAGGACGCGACAAACGAAAAGCGCGCGAACCGTCATCCGACCCGAACGGTTTAACCCTTCGGGATCGTCTGAGAGTCCGCGCACCGCATTGCGAGGCGGAATCTACTCGTTAACGCGCGGGCGATAGCTCGGCGTTGCCAGCCGCGCCCTGCGTCCATCCGTCCTACGTCTCAGGACCTACGGTACTACGATCACGCGCCCGCGTCAAGCATCAGATGGGCCAGCTCGCGCTCCCGCAACGCGATGATGTCCGCCCGCAGGGGCAGGATAGCGAACGACCGCACCGATACCGTGGTATCCCGGTAGGCCGGGTAGACCACCGGCCCCACGTCGAACAGCTCCCGCACTTTGACCACCGTGCGCAAGAGCGTGTCCCCGTCGATCGTGCCCCACACATCTTCCTCGACTGTGAACGCGAAGGAATTACCCCGCAGATCCCCCCGCTCTACGCTCTGGAGGACCGAGCGGGCCATCTCGGAATCCGGCACGCGCACCGTGTAGCGCAACCCCTCGTCGGCCTCCTCCAACGTCAGCGTCCCCGCCGACTGCCGCCCGAGGAGGTTATCCGGGTTGTGGTTGAACAGCGCGGCTGCATCGGATCGACCAATCGCATCGCGGAACGCACCTGGCTTGATCTCCTCGACAAACCACCCGAGATCAACCGACCGCTTGCCGAAGGGCGCCGCGAGCCCGACGAGCGTCTTGCCATCCTCGCCCGCCCGCACCTCGACACTCCCCGCTGACACCATGCGCCGCTCCGGCGCATCGCCCGCCTGGAACCGGCCATCAGCCTTGAGTTTCGCCAGCAAGGATTCCCGCGTCATAAGACACCCCGTTGATAGTATCGCATCGCTGCGTCCGCTTCATCACCCGCCCGCTGCTCCCGCCACGTCGCGAGGAGATCATGCACAGCAGCCGCCGGATTCTCGCGCACACCGAGCGCCGCCAGCAAGGCCCGCTCCGACGTCTCCACCCAGGCCGTGGCGATCTCGTGCACGTCGGTATCGACCGTCTGCTCCGGCGCCGCGCCCCACGCCTCAACCACAGCCGCACGGTAGGACTCAAGAACCGGCAGCATTTGCTGCACCACATAGTCCCGTTGTTTCGCGTAGAAACTTTCCATCCATGCGCGAAACTCGTCCATGCTCTTCCGCCGTGCCCGGTCCGCCGCGATCAGCTCCCGGTTCAAACACCGCTCTGCCGCATCGACGAAGAGGCCCCGATAGGCGCGGCGGAGCCGCGCCCACAAGACTGCCGCCTGGCGTTCCGACGCCATCATCGCATCGTCGTCCAGCATCGTCTCGTCGGCGGGCGGCTCCATCACCCGCGGACCATCGGGGCCGACCGGCACCATGTTGAGCGGCACGTAGTAGATGTCCCCGCCCTCGATCGGGTTCTCGTCCTCCAGCTCCCGGATGTCGTTCTGCGACAGCGAGCCCGTCCCCCATCGTTCGCGGTAGTATTGCGCGCGCGCCGCCTGGTCGCTCCGCAGTAGTGCCGCCATGTTGAACTTCACGAACATCGACCCCTGCGGCACGATCTCCCAATCCAGCGCCTGCTCCCAACGCACCAGCCGGGGCATGATCGTGTGCTTGCCGAAATCCAAGGACGCCTGCTCGACGTTCGCCGCCGGCGCCATCGACTGGTCCGCCAGCATGTGAAGCGGCACTCGAAACCAGCGGGCTACCTCTTGCACCTGAAACCGCCGAGTCTCCAAGAACTGAGAATCCCCCGGCGGGAGCCCGAGCTGATGCCACTTGACCCCCTCTTCGAGAATCGCGATCCGGTGCGAGCGGTCCAACCCCTCATGCATGGCCGTCCACGATTCCCGGAGATTCTTCCGCGATGTATCGGAGAGCTGCGCCGGATGCTCCAACACACCGGCGGGCCGCGCCCCCTGGCCGAACCAGCCCGCGCCGTAGGCTTCCGCGGCCTGCGTGAGCCCGAGCGACTCGCGCGCCAGTTGAATCGGCGAGCGCCCGACCAGTCCATCGAACCCGAACCCCGGAATATGGAGCACCCGATCCGCCGAGAGAATCACCTGTGTGCCATCGGGGAGCCGGGTCTTGTACCGCTTCTGTCCGCTCACGCGCTCGGGAAATGTCCGGTCTGGCAGCAGCGGCCAGAGCCCCACAACGGCACCATCGCGCCGCAATTCCTTTTCCGCGTAGGCGTTGCCCCACGTCTCGATGTGCCCCTGGAGAACTTCCTTGAACGTCACCGCCGTCATTTCGTCGTTCGGGCGGAGGTGCAGGAGTTGCCACAGCGGATGAGTCGTCGCCTTTTCCTTGCCGCGCTCCAGTCGCCGATAGAGGTCGATCGGCAGCGAGGCCACGGTGTCGGTGATGATCCGCACCGCCGCATAGACCGCCGCGATCGTCAGCGCCGTCTGTTCGTTGACACGCNCCCCGGCCCGCGTCGGCCGCGCCCCTAGAGCCTCCAGCAACCAATACGGCTCTAGGGGTTTGGTCGGGTCCTCCGGGTTGTTATACGCCTGACGAGTCAGGGCGGCGAGGAGCGCCATCAGTCCCCCGTGTCAAAAGCCACGCCACGAATACCAGCACGCACCCAATCACCACGAGCGCCAGCGCCGGACTCCAGAGCCAGCATCCCGCACCGATACACCCCACACCGGCCCAGAACGCCGCGTTGCTGCGGTCCACGGCAGCCCCGCACGCCACCACTCGCCGCCCCAACTCACCCACCCACTTCATGCCGCCGCCTTCAACGCCAGCGCCTCACGCCACGCGAACGCCTCGTCAAGGTACTCAAGATATCGCTGCGCCACGGCCGCGCCATCGTGATAGCGCCACACATGGACCCGCACCCGCATCGTTTCCGCCGCCCGGTATTTCCTGTCTACCACTAGACGCTCGATCGTCTCCGCCAGGGCGTGCTCATCATTGGCGTAAGTGTACGGCACGGCGCCGAGCCATTCCTCGAAGCCCGCCTTGCAGTCGCGATCGCCCGCGATGATCGGCATCCCTATCGCCGCCGCCTCAAGTCCTGAGCATTGTAAGCCCAGCCAGAACGAATCGAAGAACAGATCACACGTCGCCTTGATCTTCAGCGATTCGGCAATCGACTGGCCCTGAATCACCACAGCCTCGACCGGCAACCCCCGCGCCCGCAGTCGCTCGACGGTGGCCACGAACTGCGCCGTCCCCTTGAGGCTCGGCTTCGAGGGCGAGTGACCGATCCGCACCGTTCCCGTCGGCGCGTAGCCCTCGCGCAGACGCGCGTACCGCGCCACCGGCACGGGATTCGGTAGGTAGCGCAACCCCTCACCATACTGCCGCAACTCAAGGTTCGAGATCAGCCGGAGGCCCGCCCGCTCCGCATCGAGGGCGTTGTACTCCGCCGGCGCGCGCCGGTACTCCGTCCCGTGATGGTGCATCACCGTCCACCGCCCCCGCACGCCGAGGAGATCGTGCGCGGCATAGGTGACGTGGTGGTGGACAACATCGGCTGTCGCCGCCAGGTCCCGACAGAGCGCGCGGTCACGGGTCAGATCGTACTGCTTCGGGTACCCGAACGGATGGCCCCCATTCGGCGCCATCGCNGACTCGTGCGGCGTNGTGCTGTTGAGCGCCGTATGGAGCCGCGACATCACCCCGCCCGGATCGAACGGCCCTGAGTGGAAGATCCTCAACGGCTCGTGCGCCTGGAGGGGTCGTCCGATCGCCAACTCCTGTCGATACGTCTCGCTCCGCACCGCCTCGTGCGCGTACTGCCGCGCATCCGCGCGGAACACGCCACGACTGTTGAACATCCGGAGCGGGACAGAGCGATGCAGGTATCCCGCCCCCCCCTCTTGGTGACTCGCCACCAGGTCCGGGCCGCAGCGGACCCAATGGTGCCGCCCCTCATACTGGAGGCCCGGCTGGGCGCGAAAGAGACGCGGCGTATGCACGACCCGGCCATAGAGCGGGGACGCGCACTCGACCCATCCCACGTCAAGCCACGGCACCGACCGAAGCACGTCGGCATTCGGGATGTACTCGTCCGCATCGACAACCCACAGGAGATCGCCCGGCCGCGCCTCAGCAAGGTAGACATTCCGCTTCTCTATCTGCGATAACCCTGACGTCGGGATCACGCACACCGACGGGTAGCCCGCCAGGAACTCCCGCGTCCCGTCCGTGCTCTCCGGACACGCCGCCTGAACCTCCCGGTAGGCGCCATCGATTGCCAGGACCGCATCGACCGACCCAATCCAGAGCGGCAGAGTGCGACGGAGCTCGTCGACGTCGTTCCAGACATTCAGGCAGGCGACGACGCGCCACGGATGCGGCGGTGCGGGAAACTCATCCAGGTCCTGCCCCGCGCCACCCCAGGGCCATTGGTCGAATCGCTGCCGCAGATCGATCATGCCGCGAGCTCCGCCACGGCGCGGCGAATCATCGCCACCTCGTCCGTCAGCACGTCTTGCGGCAACGCATCCCGCCGCTTCGTGAGCCGTCCCTCCCATTGCCGGAGATAGTAGAGCTGGTCCGCCAGATACCCAAGCCTACGCCCCGCCCGCCGAAGCGCCATGATCCACAGCACATCGCACCCGCCATGCACGACCCGGCTATCATAGGGCACGTCGCGCACACGGAACATCGCCGTCGGGTGGTTCACGTTTCCGCGGTAGCCCCGCGGCCAACCCTCTGCGTAGCGGCTGATGTCCAGCGGCCACCGGGGAAAGATCGTTGCGCCCTCCCGGAGCAGTGGCCAAATCGCCTCCCGCGCGGTGAACACGCCAAGGTCGGTGAAACTCACGTCCACCTCGGGATGCGCGGACATGTACGCCGATTGTCGCGCCACGCGCTCCGGGTGGAGCACATCATCCGAATCAAGCCAACAGGCAAACGCGTGCGTCTCGGGCCACCACGCAAGCAAGGCATTCCTTACGGCCGGCTCGTTCCCTGGCGCTTTCGGCGGCCGCCTGTAGTGGATTCTCGGATCAGCGAAGGACCGCACAACAGCCTCCGTCTCGTCCTCGCTTCCATCATCCAGCACAAACAGATCCCACCACTCCGCCGACTGCCGGAGACAACTCTCGATGGCCTCGCCAATCGTCCCGGCCCGGTTGTGCGTGGGACACAGGATCGCGACCCTCACAGGACTTCAAGCCCGCGACTCTCGTACACCGACACCTTCTGTTCCATCGCGAGCCGCATCGCCATGATGAGCGCCACCGGCCCATCAATCTTGTTCTCCCGCCGATCCTTCCGCGGGAATACGTTGTCCTTCGCATCCGGTCGCACGGTGACGTTCCCCATCATCCACGTCATGCAGGGGTTCCCGTCGTGGTGCAGTCGCCCGTCCTTCACCGCCGCCTCGAGAAACTTCATCGGCTCGGAGAAGTAACCCACCTGTTGCGGGATCTCGATGGCCGTGATACCCAACCGCCCGAGTCCGTCCCGGAGGCTGATGCTATTCCACGGATCAATCCCAGCCCCGCGCACGTCGTACCCGTGGACCGTCTTATCGCTCTGCACATCGGCCATGATCTGCGCCAGGTCGATATCGTTCCCGTCCGTCGGGATCAGGTAGCCGTCATGCGCCCACCGCTGGTAGTGCTTCATCTCCGGCTCGTTGACGCGGGCCTCCGGCACGTAGTACCGCCCGAAGCAATAGAAGTGCGGCACATCCTCAAGCTCGCGACGAAACATCGTGACGGCCGCCACGATGTCAATCCGCGCCGCCACGTCGAACCCCATCCAACACGGATCCTCGCGGAACGTCTCCATCGCAAGCGAGGAATCCGCCTGCCGGTGCCACCACTCCATGTTCATCCACGGGCTCCGCGACGTGTTCCAGACGTTCAGGTGCTTGGTCTTGAACACGTTCTGCAACCGGCTGTCGTTCAGCGCCGTCCGCTGCTGCGCCTGGAGGTAGGTCGCATCGACCGACACGCCGTAATTCGGGTTGGCTTTCCGGAGCGCTGTCTCCGAGGTCCAGTCCTCCCCGTCGTCAATCGTATAGATGATGCCGAAGAGCCGATCGTCCGGCATCGTCCCGTCGAGCATCTTGACGACCCGCTCATGGAGCGCGTAACAAGGGCTCTCCATGTCGTCCCCGGCCGTGGTGATGACAAGCGCCAGCGGTTGGCGCCGCGCTCCCATGCCTGTCACCATCGTATCGAACTGCACCGAGTCGGGATGCTCGTGGTATTCGTCGGTGATCGAGAGGGACGGGCTGGCCCCATCGCCCGGCTTCCCGATGATGGGCTCGAAACGCGAGCCCGTCTCGAGGACCGCGAGACTCTTCGCGTTCACCTCCACGCCATAGTATGTGCGATACTCTGGCGTGCGTTCCGCCATCTGCTTGGCCGGCCGGAACACCTCCCAGGCCTGCTTCTCCGAGGTCGCCCCCGAGTAGACTTCCGCCCCGTACTCCCGATCCGCCGCCAGGCAGTAGAGCCCCGTGATCGCCGCGTCCGTCGACTTCGCATTCTTGCGCGGTCGCTCGATGTAGGCGATCCGAAACCGCCGAAACCCGCTCGCCTTCTCGACCCAGCCAAACAGCGAGGCCCGCTCGAACACCTGGAACGGCTCGAGCCGGATACGCACCGCCTCCGGTTTGCCCGGCACGGGGATCGCCCAATGGCCCTTCACATGCGGCATGAGCTCCGCGAACCGGCAGGCCGCATTCGCCCGCGCCGCATCGAACCGATAGGGGTACTCCTTGGTCCGCGCCCGCTTGAGGTCATCAAGGTGCCGCTGGCACGCTAGCCGCACCCACCGACAGGCGAGCACCCGACCTGCCACCACGTCCCGAGCATAGGCCCGCGCCACCGCTGCGTAGTCCTTGACCGTCACCCCGTGAGCTCCCCAAACGGGTTCGCCGCCGGCTTTGCCTTCACCTTGCCCGGTACCACGACCTTCGAGCGATCGGCCGGCGTGAGCCCCATGCGCCCCAGG